CCCCACAGTCGCCATTGAACGTGAACGCCCCGTCCGACGACCCGCCGTACCAACTCCCGCCGAGATAGGTGACGGTGTTCGAGCCTGTCCATACGCCATCCGAAGTGGTGGCCGAGAACGAGCTGCCTTTTCCATCTGCGGCAGGGATGAACGTGTCAGAGAGGTCGTAGCCCGTACCCGATCCGCGAGCGATGCCGCTGTCTGCAAGTTTCTTGCCCGTCGATACGTAGGTCTCGCTCGTCGTATCCCAAATCTGCACGATGCCGTTTCCATCCATCTTGCAGCCATCCACGATTTCCCACGCATTCGCCCAGTGCTCATAGAGCCCGCGCCATACAGCATTCGTCGAACCGCATTTCTGCAACGAACCCTGTCCGCCCGCGCCGATGGCCGTGTAGGTATCGGCATTGCCGAGGTCGATGAGCATGAGCAGCGAGACATACCAATACTCGAAGCAGTTCTCGATGTGCCAGCCGGTCTTTGCGTCGTTGGATGCATCCGTGTTACGCTTCTTGCACGCCGCGATGGCGGTCGGCGTGTCGATATTCACCCACGGCGTCGCGCCAGCGATAGATCCCGGCACGCCGGACTGGTTGCTTGCCTCGTACTTGCCGAGGTAGAAGCCATCACGCTCCTTGCCGCTCGAATCGATGAAGGCGCGATGGACGTGAAATCCTTCCTGTGGAAATTCCGAAATCTGCCATGCGTACTTCCCGGCATACTGCGCCGTCTCTGGAAGTTCGAGTGCGCGGACGTAGGTCTTTGGATACCAAATCATGGCCTGCCCGTCGATGGTTACATCCTTGATGGCGTTGTATGGAAAGGTGTCGTTAAAATTGATGCCGTTTGCCATGTCTGCCGCCCTCCTTACTGCAAGTCGGCCTGCTTGAGGTCGTCACCGTCTGCATTGATCTGCTTGAAGCCCGTCTGCGGCTTGCCCATCTCATTGAGCGCGACGCCGATGATCGCGCCGCCCATGACGAGCTGGCCGTCCTTGATGTGAGCGCCCTTGATTGTGAATGCCGACGGATCCGTGAAATCGATGCTCTTTGTGATCTCAACTTTCGTGTTCGAGCCTGAGAACGCGCTCGCGCAGTCCGTGAGTTCATCCACTTTGACATTGCCGCCGCCATACGCCCGGCCGTTGTAGATAGCCGTGGACGAGCGGTAAATCTGTGCGCGTCCTTCGTTGTACTGGTTCTTGACCGGCGCTTCCAGCTTGACGCGGTTGATCTTTCCCGAGACAGCGATACTCTTGATCTGTACTTCTTCCAGACGCTCGCCATCCGTCAACTGATAGTGAGCGCCGATGATGAGGCCGTGACTGTCTTCGACGTCAATGCTGTCGTCGCCAGACACGACCGACGTGACATTGACGGTGATCTGGTCGATTTCCTCGGCGCTGCCGTCAAACGTCTCGATGAGCATGTTGTCGTACCCGTCCGGGTCGATTTTGCTCATTTCGAGCGCGAGATATGCGTTTGCCATGAGACGCTCCAGATGGTTGATGCGGTTGTTCTCCTTGTTCGCGTCGAGCGCGTTGATGCGCTTGACGAGCTCGTCGTACTTCTCCGTCCCCGGCTGCGTTGCTTCGAGCTGCGCCTGCAAGGCGTCATGCACCTTCTTGAGGTACTCCGTGCGGTTCAGGAGCTGCTGCGCCTGGATGTTCAGCAAGCCCATTCTGCCGCCGAGCAGATAGTCGCCGTTCTCGATCTGGTAGACGTCACCCTCCCACTCTGCCACCGCCGGCAGATGGTTGATGGTGTGGCGCGTGCCGGAATTGTCCGTTGACGGTCCGATGCCCATGTAGTCGTTATAGTTGACTGCCATCTTTTCTTTCCTCCTTTAGAAATGAAGAATCCAGTATCCGCGAATCTGGATGTCGTCTTCCTTCTCGATGATGCCTTTGCGGACGCGATGGGAAAACATCGTGCCATCCTTGCAGAACAGGCCGAACTCATGAATCTTCAATCCGTTCGCCTGCGTGTTGTCGATGCTGAAGTCGAACCGCGCGTCTCTGCCCGTTACGCTCGCTTTGTCGAGCGGGAAAAGCATCTGATTCGAGAGCGCCGTGTCCGTGTCCTTTTCTGGCTCCGCGCCATCGCCGACACCGATTTGTGAGATGCAGTCCGTCGATAGGCCGGACGCGAGCTCTGCAAGACGGATGCGCCCCGCCTCGACAACGAGGTTGTGGTCGCCGAATGAATCGACGTGCGTGCCGTTTCTGTAGACGTCGATGTGGAATTCGCCCTTGCAAGGCTTCGCCGTGTCCGCGAACACCGCGAGACAATCATAGGATTTCATCGTGTCTGCTTGTGATGCCAATCTGATTTCCTCCTTTCAGTTGGATGCCGCCGACTTTGTAGGAGCCGTCAGCTTTATAGCTCAGGCCGCCGTCCGCTTTGCGCGTGCCATTGGCCGTGAGAACGTGGATGATGGTGAGCGTGCCGCCGGTATCAAGCGGCAAGATGTTTCCGGCGCCGATGCGCGCAGAGCCGTCTGCGCGGAATCCTCCGATGCGGAGCGCCTTGTCGTCGATGCATGGCGAATCGTCGAAGCCATCGAGCATGGCAACCGTGCCGTCATCTTCTTCCGGCTGCTTGACCGTATCGAAAAACTCTGGATAGCGGAGTGCAAGTGGTGGATGCTTCTTCGGACGTCGGATGCTCAGACTGCCGCAGAGGTCGTCGCGCAGGACATCGATGCGTGGATGGATGCCGCCGCCGTCCGCTTGAAACGAGCCGTCGGCGATGATCGAGCCATCTGCGACGTTCATTTCTGCGCCGACTCTTACAGCGCCGTTCGCCCTGTGACTTCGCGTGACTTCCAGACGGCCGCAGTTGTCCACGGGACTCTGCGTCTTTCCTGCGCGCGCGCCGCCGCAAGCACGGATACCATCGCCAACGGCCGGATAGAACACAACGTCATCTTCAAGCTCCGTCGTGCCATCTGGCCGGCGCATGGTGATGATGAGGATGGAGAGTTCATCCATAAAGTCGTTATATTGAAGCCTCCATGGACGTTCGCCATTCGCGACGAGCGAGCCGTCTGCGCGGAATGTGCCGTCTGCAAACGCTGGGCCATCGTAGATGAACTGCCAGTCAATGCCCTCTTGCACGCGAAGTGCGCCTGGTAGCATCGAACCAACTTGCAGCGCTCCATCTGCGCGGCCGCTGCCGACGTGATACATGTCGCTTGCTCGGTACGTGCCATCATACTTCGGGTAGTTCAGCGCGTTTCCGTAGGGGACGACGTCGCGGAACCACGAACGGACGCTCGCGACGAATTCATCGCCCTTGAGCGTGAGATCGCCGATAGGTTCGTCGTGGAGATCGCGGTCGGTGATGTAGAATCGATAATCATATCCGAGATGTGCTGGCTTGTAGGTGTCCAGCGCCTCGTCGAGCCCCTTCTTGTCCTCGATGTTCCCCTCAAGGATGATGCTGAACGTGTTCTTCTCGTTGTGCTCCTCAATGTGGCCACCGTCGCCGTCAATGTAGCGGGAAATCAGATGCCCCATGAAGTCCAGCGTTGATGTCTGTCGGCCGTTGAGCTTCAGGAGCACGCGGTTTCGCCGCTGCTCGTAGGTGTCCCCTGCATCCGGCACGACATCGACAATACGCTCCCAGTCACGGATGCCCCATGTCGCTGTCGGAACAAAGAACTGCTTGCCGAGCTCTTGTAGGAAAAGGCGCTGCTTTTCGTGCTCCCAAGAAAACGTGTTGAGCAAGTCTGCAAAGGTCTTGTCTTTTGCGAGGAACTTTGGCAGGTATCGCGATATGTCGACAGGATGCGTGCGTAGGAATTCAAAGTTCATCGACTTCGACCTCCTCAGCGCGGATCATCTCGTCTGCTGAGCATTCGATAAGCTCTTTCCCGTTGAGCCGGACGTCCGCACAGTCCGCGACGGTCGTCTGGTTGAGCAGGATGTCGATGCAGCGCGCGTAAGACAGCGAGCGTAGGTCCATCCCCCTTTTCGCGATGTAGGCGTTGATATCTTTCAAGAACTGCTCTTTGTCGAGCGTTCCAGAAATCTTTGCCGTGATGGTAACAGGGATAGGTGTTGGACTGACAACGGTCACAGTCGCGCCAATCGGCCGGACAGTCTCAATGTAGTCCGCGACAGACTGGATGAGAGACGCCGGCGCGACTTGCATGTTTGCATCGACGATGATGACTTTTACCGTGCCAGGGCCATTCCAGATCGGGATGACGCGGGCGTCGCCGACGCCGGAAACGCTCTTCGCCCACTCGTAGTATTCATACTTGTTGCCGGACGTCGCCGGCAGGCGTACCTTTTCGAGGTAACGTTTCAGCAGGTCTTCATCGTCCTCTTCGTCGTA